AGCGCGAGGCGGGCCAAGCCTACATCGTGAGCAAGCGCGCCGAGGGCTGGCTGCCGGTAGGCGCCGACTACGACGATGGCGGCTACTCCGGCGGCAATATGGAGCGCCCGGCCTTGAAGCGCCTGATGGCCGACATCATCGCCGACCAGATCGACATCGTGGTGGTCTACAAGATCGACCGCCTGACGCGCAGCCTGACGGACTTCGCCAAGTTGGTCGAGGTGTTCGAGCGGCACAAAGTGTCGTTCGTGTCGGTGACCCAGCAGTTCAACACCACCACGTCGATGGGGCGGCTGATGCTCAACATCCTGCTGTCCTTCGCGCAGTTCGAACGCGAGGTCACCGGCGAGCGCATCCGCGACAAGATCGCCGCCAGCAAGCGCAAGGGCCTGTGGATGGGGGGCTACACGCCGCTGGGTTATGAGGTCAAAGACCGCAAACTCATCATCGAGGAGAAGGATGCGGAAATCGTCCGGCGCATCTTCACGCGCTTCACCGAGACGCGCTGCATCGTCGACATCATCCGCGAGATGGCGCTTGAGGGCATCACCACCAAGCCCAACCGCTTGAAAGATGGCCGCGTGCGTAACGGCACCCCGATGGACAAGAAGTACCTCTCCAAGCTGCTGCGCAACCCCATCTACATCGGCGAAATCCGCCACAAGGACGCGGTTTTCGCAGGCCAGCACGAACCGATCATCACCCGGCAACTGTGGGATCGGGTGCAGGCCATCCTCGCCGAGGACGCCCACCAGCGCATGGGCAAGACGCAAACCCGGCACAAGACCGACGCCTTGCTGCGCGGACTGATGTTCGGCCCAGACGGCGGCAAGTACCACATCACCTACAGCAAGAAACCCTCGGGCAAGAAGTACCGCTACTACATCCCCAAGGCGGACAGCCGCTACGGCTACCGCAGCAGCGCCACCGGCATGATCCCCGCCGACCAGATCGAGGAGGTGGTGGTGAACCTGCTGATCGGCGCGCTCCAGTCGCCCGAGAGCATTCAGGGGGTCTGGAACACCGTCCGCCGCCAATACCCGGAGGTCGATGAGCCGACCACGGTACTGGAGATGCGCCGCCTCGGGGATGTCTGGCGGCAACTGTTCCCCGCAGAGCAGGTTCGGCTGGTCAACCTGCTGATCGAACGCGTCCAGCTCCTGTCGGACGGCGTCGACATCGTCTGGCGCGAGTCTGGCTGGCGCGAGCTCGCCGGTGAACTCCAGCCGGACAGCATCGGCGGCGAGATGCTGGAAATGGAGGTGGCGTCGTGAACCGCTCGTCCAAGACGCTGGTCGGCGATGGCAAACCCCACGAGCGCCACCACCCGCTGGAAGGCGGCGGCATGCGGATCACCACCTTCGTGCCGTTTCATTTCAAGAAGCGCGGCATCAAGAAGGTGATCGTTGCGCCGGAAGGCGTCAGCCAGCCGGTTGCCGTCACCGAAACGCCGATGCTGACCCCCGAGCAGGATCAACCCCTACTCAAGGCGTTGGGGCGCGGCATCTATTGGCAGCAGCTGATCGATAGCGGCGTGGTGGCCAGTGCCACCGAGATCGCCGAACGCGAGGGCATCCACCGCTCCACGATCAGTGATGTGCTGCGGCTGGCGCTTCTCGCCCCCGACATCGTGCAGGCCGCCTACGAAGGGCGGCTGCCCCGGGCGGTGTCGCTGGAGGCCATCCTGCGGGCCAAGGTGCCCTTGGACTGGAATGAGCAACGCCGGTTGATCGCGTCACTCGGGTAGCGAGGGGGCACGCAAAAAAAGTTTCCGCTACGCCAAAAGTAGCTGTTGCTACGCCGGATGTAGCGCCTTCCCCGATGAAGGCGTGAAACGGCATCAACGGTTGGTACTGGACTGGCCACCGCTCACGCCTCCATCCCTGAACGGGAAAGGAGCATGGCAATGGCCTATTCAATGGCACTGTCCCCTGGCTTCGGTGGCGCACCGAGCCGTATTTCCAGCGTCAGCTTCACCTCGACGCCCACCCCTCAACCCAGCGAACTGTCCGAGCGGCGCTTCCTGAGCGAACTCGAGCTGGCCCAGCGCTGGGGCATGTCCCCAAAGACGCTCACGCGCTGGCGCGGCATGGGCCGGGGCCCGGTCTTCAACAAGTTCTCGAAGAAGGTGGCCTATCCCCTCGATGGCGAGAACGGCGTGCTCGATTTCGAGAAGCGCCACGTCTACGCCTCGACGTCCGAACGCGTGCCGGTTTGAGGGAGATGGCCATGAAAGAACTGACCCACTACCCGGCAGACCTCGCAGCCATGACCGTCGCGCAGCTGGTGACCCTGGCAATCGCCGATTTCACCACCGCCGAGCACAACGTCGACGAGGCCATCGCCTATCTCAAGCAACTGCGCACCAAGCTGGACGCCGCCAAGCTGCAGCGATTCGGTGAACAGGCCCGCGCCGCGCTGCATGATTCCGGCCGCGACTTCGGCACGGCCCACGTCAACGATGGCCCGTTGCACGTCAAGTACGAGCTGCCCAAGAAGGTGAGCTGGAACCAGACCATCCTCAAGGAGATGGCCGAGCGCATCGTGGCCTCCGGCGACAAGGTCGAAGACTACATCGACATCAAGCTGTCGGTGTCCGAATCCCGCTACACCAACTGGCCTCAGGCGCTGCAGGAGCAGTTTGCCGCCGCGCGCACGGTCGAGGAAGGCAAGCCGACCGTCACCCTGACGCTCGATGGGGGTGAGGCATGAAAAAGCTTCCCATCGTGTCCGCCATCGAGCGGATGGCCGAGCGCAAGGGCGTCAAGCTGCTGATGCTGGGCAAGTCCGGTATCGGCAAGACCACCCGGCTCAAAGACCTCGATCCGAAAACCACGCTGTTCATCGACATCGAGGCGGGCGATCTCGCCGTGGCCGACTGGCCCGGCGACGCCATCCGCCCGGCATCGTGGCCAGAGAGCCGCGACTTCTTTGTGTTCCTCGCGGGCCCGGACAAGTCGTTGCCGCCGGAATCAGCCTTCTCACAGGCGCATTTCGATCACGTCGTCGAGAAGTTTGGCGATCCGGCGCAACTGGGTCGCTACCAGACCTTCTTCCTCGACTCGATCACGCAGCTCTCGCGCCAGTGCTTTGCGTGGTGCAAGACGCAGCCGGGCGCGGTCAGCGACCGCACCGGCAAGCCTGACATGCGCGGTGCCTACGGCCTGCTCGGTCAGGAAATGATCGGTGCGCTCACCCATCTGCAGCACGCACGCGGCAAGAACGTGGTGTTCGTGGCCATCCTCGATGAACGCCTCGATGAATACAACCGCAAGGTGTTCGTGCCGCAGATCGAGGGCAGCAAGACCAGCCTGGAGCTGCCCGGCATCGTCGATGAGGTCGTGACGCTGGCCGAAATCAAGGCCGAGGACGGTGCCTCATACCGCGCCTTCGTCACCCACACCGTCAATCCCTACGGCTTCCCGGCCAAAGACCGCAGCGGTCGCCTCGACCTGCTCGAACCCCCTGATCTCGGCGCACTGATCGCCAAGTGCGCGAGCACCGCCGTGCCCGCCAGCGCCACCGCCACGAATCCCACCGAATCCCAGGAGTAATCGCCATGTCCAACTATTTTGATTTCCAAGATGCCGATCCGCAGCAGTCTGGTTTCGACTTGATCCCCAAGGGCGCAGTCGTCCCGGTGCGCATGATCCTCAAGCCCGGTGGCTATGACGACGCAGGTCAAGGCTGGAGCGGCGGCTACGCCACCCAGTCTTTTGACACCGGGTCGATCTACCTCGCGGCAGAGTTCGTGATCACCGGCGGTGAGTACGCCAAGCGCAAGCTGTGGTCGAACATCGGCCTGTCCTCGCCCAAGGGCCCGACTTGGGGGCAGATGGGACGCAGCTTCATCCGCGCCGCACTCAACAGTGCCCGCAACGTCCATCCGCAGGACAACAGCCCGCAGGCCGCCAGCGCGCGTCGTATCCAGGGCTTCCACGAACTCGATGGCCTGGAGTTCCTCGCCCGCGTCGACATCGAAAAGGACGGCAAGGGCCAAGACCGCAACGTGGTCAAGGTCGCGGTCGAACCCGATCACCCCGACTACGCCCGCTTGATGGGCGTGCCGCCCAAGACCTCGGGTGGTGGCAATTCCGGCGCACCGGCGCAGGCAGCGCCCGCGTATCAGCCCCCGGCTCCGCAACGCGCACCCGTGACGGGCAAACCGTCGTGGGCGCAGTGAGGGAGGCCGCCATGAACGCATCTCTTCACACTGCCAGCCACTATGGCGTCGTGCGCTTCGACGACCTTGAATGCGAGGCGGTCGTGCTCACCACCGGGGAGCGCGGCTACGTTCGCAAGGAACTGGCCAAACTGCTCGGCTTTCACGAGTCGCACAAGGGTGGCCGATTTGCCCGATTTCTTGCCGAAATCGCGCCTAACTCTTTGTCGTTATTGGATAAATCATCCGGGCCGATTCTGCTGCCGTCGGGACGACAAACGCAGTTCTTCCCGGCGGGCATCATCGCCGACGTCGCATCTGCTGTGGTGGACGCGGCCATCGCAGGCACGCTGCACCGCGCCCGCCAGGGCATCGTCGCCAACTGTCTGACGATCATGCGCTCGCTGGCCACCACCGGCGAGGTCGCGCTGATCGATGAGGCCACCGGCTACCAGCATCACCGTGCGCCTGATGCGCTGCAGGAGCTGATTTCCAAGCTGCTGCGCCAGTCCTGCGCCTCGTGGGAGCGCCGTTTCCACCCGGACTACTACCGCGCCATCTACCGGCTTTTCGGCTGGAAGTACCAGGGGCACGAGCAGAACCCGCCCCACGTCGTCGGCCAGATCACCCTGCGTTGGGTGTACGGCCCCGTCTTGCCGGAAGACTTGCTGGGCGAGATTCGCAACCGCAAGAGCATCTCGCAAAAGCACCACCAGTGGTTGTCCGAACAGGGCCTTGCGCATCTGGAGTCGCAGATTCACGCCGTGACGGCCATCGCGCGCAGTTCGATGAACTACCGCGACTTCGCGCGCCGCTGTGAGGCAGCATTCGCTGGCGCTGCACTGCAACTGGGCTTGCTCCTCGATGACCTTGAGGAGGACGCGTGAAATGTTGGGTCTGCAAACGCCAAGCACGCGGCTACGGGCACTCGGACGGTCGATTCAAGACCGCCGACCCGCGCCGCTACGTGACCGACTGGGTGTTCTGTTCGCGCCGCTGTCAGGACGCATTTCATCTGCTCTACGGCAACTGGCAGCGCGCCAAGGAAGGCCGCATCGACAAGACGGAGGTCACCATGATCGATCCGTCTGATGTCGAGCTGGCGGCGATGCGCCAGTGCCTCAAGGCTTTCGGCGAGGCGGCGGGCGAAATCGGTTTCTCCAAGCCTCTGGGCGATTACTCCGAGGCGGAAGCGCTGCAGGTGATCAACGCCATCGTCACCTGCTACTCCGACGCAATGGTCGCACACCACGAGGAAAGCAAGTTCCCGCCCGTGCGGGGCTTGCCGACGACACCCGACCCGCTGGCACCTGACACCGCCAATCCGTTCGCCGACTTGGAGGACGACCTGCCTTGGGACGAACCGAAGGGGAAGAAGCCATGATCGACTTCAATTCCTCATCGAGCCTCTCCGGCCAGGTCACTGCGCTGGTCGACGTCGGGATGCAACAGGCCCGTGCGCGCCAGTCCGAGCGCCAGTACCTCGGGGCCTCGCGCCTCGGGGTGGCCTGCGAGCGCGCGCTGCAGTTCGAGTACGCCAAAGCGCCCATCGACCACGGGCGTGACCACAACGGACGGTTGCTGCGCATCTTCGAGCGTGGCCACGTCATGGAGGACTGCATGGTGGCGTGGTTGCGGGACGCAGGTTTCGATCTGCGCACCCGCAAGCCTGATGGCGACCAATTCGGCTTCTCGGTGGCTGACGGCCGCCTGCAGGGTCACGTCGACGGCGTCATCGTCGGGGGCCCCGATGGCTTCGCCTACCCAGCGCTATGGGAGTGCAAGTGCCTCGGCAACAAGTCCTGGAGCGATCTGGACAAGAAGGGGCTGGCCATCTCCAAGCCCATCTACGCCGCGCAAGTGGCGATCTACCAAGCCTATCTCGAACTGCACGAGCACCCGGCGATCTTCACCGCAATCAACGCGGACACGATGGAGATCTACACCGAGCGCGTGCCCTTTGACGCGGCGCTGGCCCAGCGCATGTCGGATCGGGCGGTGAAGGTCATCACGGCGACCGAGGCAGGCGAACTCCTGCCGCGCGCCTTCCATGACGCGACCCACTTCGAGTGCCGGATGTGCGCGTGGCAAGACCGCTGCTGGAGGGCTACCCCATGAAACATTCGTATTCACGGCCGCCCTTGGCGGAACCGATGGTGGGTGCGCGCTTCGCCGCCGACGCACTGAGCCTTCCGCTGTACTACTTCACAAAGCCTCGGAGCCGCGTCTCGAAGCGCATTCCGCACTACCGGGTCGGCCAGATGGTGCGTTTCCGGATGTCGGAGCTCACCACTTGGGCGGCAGAACAGGGAGGCGCGCATGACTGACTACCGTGTCCACATTTCCGTGCGCAACGCCCGCCTGTTGCGAACCATCGAGCAGGCGGGGCATCGGCCTGGCGCGCAGTTCGCAAAAGCGGCGGGCATCAACTACGCCCGAGAGCTGCTGCCATACCTCAACCTGACGCGTTCGCCCTTGACGCCGGATGGCTTGTTGCGGGAATGCGCGTGGGCCTTGTGTGATTTCCTGAACGCATCACCCTCGGAGCTGTGGTCAGACGCCCAGCTTCAACCCCTGACGAAGAACCGTTCCAGCATTGACCTGGATGCGGACAGCGTACAGGCGCTGGCCTGCGGCACAACGTCTGTCGATCCGCTGCGACTGGCGAGCCACGCGCAGGCCGGTCGCATCCTGCAGGACGCCATCGATGCGCTGACCCCGAACGAGGCGTGCGTGATCCGAGAACGCTTCTTTGGCGATGCAACACATGAGCAATTAGCCGAAAGGATAGGCCTCTCGAAATCTCGCGTG